GAATATAAATCATTATCATCTATCGTGTAGCCTAATGATATTATATCTTCGCCCTCTTTAAAAACATAGCTTGCAACTGGATTGGCGACAATAGTATCTTTTTTAAAATAAATTAATCCGCTTTCATCTGCTCCATATTCAAAACCGCATAAATCTGCTAAAAAACTAAAACAATCTGCGTAAGTTTCCCAGCTAAAAGTTTTTGTTATAGTCAATCCTGTTGCTTCAATCGTGCCTATTGGAAGTCCTGCATAACCACATAAAGCTGTAAATATAGCTTCTACTGTTTGCACTTGGAATAATACAACATGAGTTAATCCATCTGTAAATGTTATAGTTTGGTCTAATGCTAATTTTAAGTTATCTCTTATGGATAGTTTCAATTCTTGTGGGAATGTAGTCATTTCAATTCTATCAATTAATCCTACGAATGTTTGAATTATATTAATTCCATATCCTTGCTTTACTGTGATTTTACTGTTTGGGAATAAAACATTTCGATATGTTAATCCATCTGGCGACCATTTACCGTTTTTATTATCAATTGACAAATTTAAACTTCCAGCCATGTTTTTATTGCGACTAATATTTATTGATTTTACAGATAGAGATGCATTTATACAATCAATACCTAATACATTGTTTTTTTTAGTTATTAATAATTTATTATCTATTTCCTGTACTGATTGATTTGTATAAGGCCTGATGTTTAGATTAGTTAAATCTTTTATAATTATTTTTTCTGTGGGTAAATTTAAATTTGGTATTTCGTAAATCCTTAAATAACCATTTGGATCACTATTAGTAATCAAATATAATCCTTCATTGTTATTGCTAATAACTTCAAAATCTTTCCAGTAAGTGTCGCCACCCCAAGTATTAACATTCTCTTCTAAAATTGTATTCCATGTAATTCCATTATCGACACTTTTTATCAATTGTAGATTGATACCACTACCCGTAAACCCTGCACAAGCTAAATATAAATTAGTAGATACTTGTATAACGTGTTTAGGTATGCCCTGCTCGTAATATACATGTGCCAGCACATAAAAACTAAACGTATATCTAGCAACCCAAGTTATACCATTATCATCAGATGTTAATATTTTATATTGTTGGCATAAATAATTGTAATAATTTGTAAAAATTCCGCATGGTATTACCCACCTGCCACTTTTCAAAACAGTTATACAACCCGCCCCATTAAAATTTTCAGCGTATGAGCCATTAAAATTTTCAATGTTCGATACATCTAAACTACTTATAGTTGTATAGTATACCCAATCACCACCATTACCAGTATCTGATACATATAGCGTTGTAGATGCATTTCTTGTACCTTTAATACCTTTATCAGTTACACATAAATACAATTTATTTCCTACTTTGCTAACAGCGCAATAACCACCAGTATTAATTATATTTATTTGCGTCCAATTTACCACACTGTCATTTTGTGAAGTTAAAGCATTAATATCCGCACACTCGCCCTCGTAAAATATACCTTGTTGTGTTAAAACACATATTATTTTACCATTAGTTTTTTTAGCTATTGTTAAGTCACCAGCTAATGTTGTTGATGGCTTATACCATGTATTAGCAATATCCCACTGATATGAATTTGCTGGCATTGTATCAACTGTTACTTCATAAGATGGCTTATTTGCCCCTATCATACTCCTTAACTTTAGAAGTGTAGCCACCTCTGTAGATATCTGTCTCATGCTACACCTCCACTAGAGTTATTGAGTATTCATATGGATATGTTCCACTATTTCTACTTGCTTTAAAACTCTCTATCGTTGCTAACATCATAAGTCCATCTATATCAGTAAAAGTTCTTTTGATTGCTGCAAAGTAATCAATCTCAAATGATTGATAATCAACTAATGTTGCATAGCCATTAAATGATACTCTTTTTCGACCTCTACCACCTTGTTGCAATATACTTGCAGGGTTTCCACTTGTATCAGGTAATATATTTATTTCGGTTATTCCGTTAGAAGCTGAAGGTGGATTATAACTACCCTTAGCAACTAATATATCCTTTGTTCCCCATTTATAAAATCCAAAGCTCATAACCCACCTCCTAGCCTATTGGTATTAGAGAAGTCCTATTTGGAATCCTCCTATTGCCACTAACTATGTTATTTGTAATCTCTTGTTCTACCACTGCTACAAGTTCTCCTTTATTATTAACACCCTCTACTCTAATAGTTCCAGTATGATTTATTGTGCTTGTACCGCCTTTATTTTGTTCTTTAGTCAATACTCTCTCGCCTTCATGCAGTTCTGCTACATACCCATTGTAAGGCACATAAGCTAACCCATTCGCATGGCTACCATCATAATCGCCTCTATTTACTCTTGCTGTCTTTACCTTTGTTTCTTTCTCTTTTGCTGGCTCATCGTTCCATAATCCAAGCCATTCAAGTGCTGTTTTTATTGCTCCTGTCACACCCTCGAATATGTCAATTACTCCTCCAACTACTTCAGAGATTATACCAAAAGTTACTTTTACAACATCTGCAATTAGTGGAAATGTTGGGGAAATAAAGTCCCATAATGCTATTAATATTGGCAATAAGTCTTCGCTAAATATATCCCATACAAAACTTACAACTTCTGAAATTACACCAAAAACCGTACTTATTGTTGCTTGAATTTCTGGCATATTTGCAATTACCCAATCCAAAAGTTGTTGAAGCATTGGTAGGAATTCAACTCCTAACTTCATTACAACGCCACCAAATGCGGTCTTTACGCTGTCAAGAGTATCTCCAAATTTAGCTCCTGCTGCAACTGATTCATTGCTCATAACTCCGCCTAAGTCAACAGCCTCTTGTTTTAATTTATTAATTCCATCAGAGCCTTCATTAAGGAGTGAAGCCAATTCGGCATAAGACTTGCCAAATATATCATTTGCCAAAGCATCTCTTTGCGTTATATCTTCCATATCCGCAAGCTTCGTTATTACTTGGTCGAATGCTTCGCTTGATGTTCCTATTTTATTTATGTCAATACCTAACTTCGAATAAGCTTCACCCATTGATTTACTGCCTGTTTTGGCATCCGCAAAAGCTTTCTGCTGTTTAATTATAGCCTTTTCAAGCGTTTCTGTTTCTATACCGCTTAATTTAGCAGCATATGCGTATTTTTGGTATTCCTCAGCTGCCATTCCTGTTCTTTGTGATGTATCATCAAGTGCGCTAGCTGCATCTGCTGCTTTAATTGCCACACCCAGCATAGCACCGCCAACAGCTCCCGCAGCAACTCCTAATCCTAAGGCCCATTTACCAGCTGTTTTTATACCACTGCCTAATTTAGAGCCTAGACTTTCAGCATTTTTCTCTGTTTTAGATATACTTTCTTCGGCTTTACTTGAATCAACAAGAATAGAACCAAATAATTTAAATATTTCCGTAATAACTACCCCCTTCCTGTATTAAATAGGGTTATAATTTTTTCAACATCTGTTAATACTTCTTTTTCATTTTTAATTACTTTAGGTTTTAATTCTTTCTTGAAATCTTCAAAACTCAAGTTTTGATATGGAATCCATCTTAAAAACAAAAGTTCTTCCTCTTGTTTTGCCTGTGCAAATTCAATAAAAGTAATACCTTCTTCAATTTCACATGACTTTATATATTCAAGTGAATGGTATCTTTTCAATAGCAAATCAATTATTTCTTCGTAATTAAATTTGCTAGTAAAGTAAAAAAACGCTGCAAGTCATTCTCCTTACTAAGCGTTTCTAAATTTTCGGCAAGTGTTACAAAGTCCATTGTCTCGACTTCTTTGGCTGTCAATTCAAATGGTCCAGCAAGCACTTCGTATATTGCTTGCTCTGATTTTTTCTGTGAAAATATTTCTATTAAACCAAGGATGCCGTCAATACCGACATCCTCAACATTCATTTCGCCACTACTTGCCTTTTTTAATACAGGCTTAATTTCTTCTTTAAGATTAGCCTTTGAGACTGCTCTCATAGTTGCAAATACATCTCGTGTCTGTAACTTCCTCATATTATGCTCCTACCGTTATTGTTGGAGCTATGATATTATTACCCTTATCCATTAATAACGTGAATATTGTTGCGCCATTGGTTAATGTTCCTAAATATTCTTTCTTGATTGATACTGTTCCAGTTCCTAAAATATATTGCGAAGATAATAATGTTACTGTACCAAACCTTACACCACCACACAATGCTAAATCTGATGTTGTAATAGTGAAAGTAATATCAGCAGGAATTGCCTTGCTGAATGTAGGCGATGAAGCTGTTGCACTATTAATTATTTCTTTAGGGTAATAAATTTTAAATGGAGGTGTGCCTAAATTAAGATCATCATAATGTCCAATAAATATTAAAGCAATTACTGCTTCAGCTTTATCTACTGTATTAACTGTTAACCCACTTGTTGAAAGTGCATTATATACTTGAATTATAACGGGATCATTATTACCGCTTAACGTTCCGACCCATGTTATGTTATCTATATAATCAGTTAAAGCTATTGCATTATTTGTACTTATAATGTCATATTCTGTGCTTGTGCTAGTATCTATTGTTGTTGATATTAAAGCTGCTTGAATAGTTGTCTTTTTTATTTCTTTAACATTAGCTGTTAAGGTTACAACCCATTCATCGATAACCTCCATGCCTTTAGCAATACCTTTAATGCCATCTATTGGTATTGATCTTATAGTTGGTATTGCGCTAAAAACACCGCCACCCTGAGTAGCACCTAATAATTTTCCTGCTGCTACTGCTGTTGCAAATGTATCAGTAGCAACATAAAAGTTTTTAAAAAATGCGCCTGCATCAAGTAATAGTTTCTTTGGTGTTTCTGCTGTATATCCTGAATATTTTCCCATACTTATTCTCCTCTCATTTCATGTAATTGTATTTCAAATAATAATCTACGTCTAATTATTAATTTATCGTCTTCTTCAACTTTTTGTCGTAATCCTTTATAAACAACAAATTGAATTTCGCTATTTATGAAGTAATATTTATTTAAAGTTGCCTGGACTGTATCGGCTAAATCCTCTATAACTCTTGTACTTGTACCATAATCAAATATGTTGACTTCTAATTGTATTAATGTTTTGGAATCGCTGGATGATACTTCGCTATTTTCAAATACTAAGCGAGGATAAACGGCAGGATCTTGATTACCTTCATAATAGACATTAGTTGTCAGTGTCTTAAATATCTTTTTCAACTCAACTCTAAGTGTCCATGTTTTCATTTCCTACCTCCTCTATTTCATCAATTAATGCTTGTGCTTTTACTTCATCTTCTATTGCACTTAAGTATTGTGCCTCAATTTTTTGTATATCGTCAATGCTTTCAAATACTGTGTCACGCAATATGCTTCTTTTGGGTTGATTATTTCCACCTAACTCCTGAAGAACACCATACCAAGTATTGTGCTTAAATCCAACTTGCAAATCAGTTTCTTTTTTTCTAACCCAGTATTGAGTTGAACTATAAATTCTCTTGTTTTTCTTCATTCCAGGAAGAGTTTTAAGTTTTGTTATCATTTTTTTTCTGATAACTTTTGCCACGTCCTTAAGAGCAGCTCTTGAAAGTTCTTGAATAGTATAATTTGCTCTATCAATGCTTGACTTAAATGTTATACCATTTTTATTAGTATATTTTGTTACACTTTTTGGCATTGACATTAAACCAACTCCCCACTACAAATGATTTCTATATTTTCATTTCTTGAAGGAGCCGTATCT